GCTGTGCCTTCAACTAATGTGGTGCTTCTTTGCACTAACCCTTTTAAATGTTTCTCAGGATTAGTAACCATTCTTTTCTTTAACTTATCTTGAAAAGCGTTTAAATTCTTTATTCCACTTTTAGCCATTAGATAGCTACTCCCAATTCACACTCTAATTCTAAGAATCTGTCTCTGTTGTCTACGTTCTTAATGTTTTTTATGTTGTAGTAATCGCTGTCGTACAGTATGCGGTAATTAGTACCTATATCCCTGCGATAACGTATTGTGATTGCATGAACAGTCTTTTCTTGTACTTGACCCTGCCTGTAGCTTTCTGCTCCTCTCAGGGGCTTTATGTCAGCCCATAAATTAGTGAGGGTAGTCCATGCTTCCGTTAATCCACCACCTGCATCTCTAGTATTGGTTGGTTTTTGCAACTGTATTTCAAATCGCATCTTTCCAATGCTCATTATCCTACTGCCATTAAGTTGCTAGAACCCATACCCCCATGAACAACATAAGGTGCGTAGAGATTCTTCATTAATGTTGGAGCACCCTGCGCTTCATACATATCCCCTCTATGCTCATACATATAGGCTATGTGTTGCAACATACCTAAACGAATAGGCTCTGGAACTGTATAGGCGTTGGTGTACCCTGCCACATAAATAACTTCAATAGCGTTAGCCACTCGTAAGGCGGTAGGGAATGTTTCCCCTGTCCTTAGAACAACCCTTGAAGGCTCTCTAGCTGTATCAACGTAGTATTTACTAGCAGCCATAGTGGTAGCAGTATCAGAATCGTCATAAGTCTTAACACTGGTAACGCTTTGCACTGGTGATTTAGGCAAGACAACGTAGTTCTTATAGTAGTTAATATCAGGTGCAGTTCTCATTCCTTCCCACAATGGGTTTTCTGTGTCCATAGCCGTATCTACATATAGAGTAATGGTCTGTTGCATGATGGCTCTATTCATGTGGTTTTCAGCAAACTGTCTAGCAGCCACAATCATAGGTTGTACCACCCTTTCATCAGTGGCGTCATCTACCCTTAAATATTCCTTAACCTCTTGTAAAGATAAAGGCTCTGCGGTTGGCTCTGTGCTTACTGTTATTCCTGCCATTAGATTATTACTCCTAATATACCTGAAGTAATAAACACGCCATACAATCCCCAAATAAGGTATTCCATACGAATAAAACGCTTAGAGCCTGACTCTAGCCTTTTATCTAGGTTTTCATACCTAATAGCACATATCTGTTCGTGCAATTCTAAAGCACTAACATTACTGCTTGGTTTTATTGTCTCCTGCATCTTCTATTACCTCAACTTCTTCAGCTTCAGTTTCTTCTTCAGCTTTGTTGATTTCATTCTCTATGAGCCAGTCACTGCGTTTTTTTACGCCTGCAATAAGGTCGCCTAGTTTTACACTGTTTCTGCGTATAACTTTCCTTAACTGCTGTTCATCTTCTCTATCAGCTATTAAGTCCATATAAACTTCCTGACCTTCAGGTGAGAATGTAGAAGCATCTACATCTACTCTTTCACCTTCTTTCTCGTAACTGAACATAGGTGTTTTAGGTTCTTCATTTGAATTATCTTTGGTATCTACCATGTCTTTCTCCTAAGTTAAAAATATTATCTTACTATAAACTTGCTTCATTTGCAGTTTTCTTGGCTGCCTTAACAGAATCTGTCCAAACCGCATTTGCGATTGCTTGTACTTCAGAAGACTCGCCAGATATGTCTGTGTCTGTATGTGTAAATGAATCATCAGCATTTTTTACTGTGTTTACACAAGAAACAACGTGCCTGTGAAAAGACCTTGTAAGTTCTTTACCGTCTTCCTTGATAACTGTAGCTGTACGAACTTGTATATCTTTACCTGTTCCTACAATTTCTATTTTATCTTCTTCTGTTGTTTTTGTTATTGCCATTTTTTTCTCCTTTGTCTGTGTCTAGAATCCACTAGACATAATTGTTACTATTTTTATGAATCTGTTAGATAATATCCTGCGCAGTTAAGATAATATCCTGTTCCTAAATCTGACCAATCGTGTTGAATATCTGCTCTTGCTCCATCATAGAATTGTATCTCTGAATTTCCTGTGACTTGTGCTACTACCATGCGGGTATCTGGATAATCTGCGTCTGGGAATAAACTTAATGCTATAGTAGCTGTGCTTCCATTATTCGTGAATGGTAAACCTGTAACTTTAGTTTTACCTGTAAAACTTCCTTTATTTGTTACATACCTACTCATCTGAAAATAAACTCTATTTCCAATTTTTGTGTAGTTATTACCAGAACCTGATGTGCTTTCTGCGTGTGTTCCTGCTGAACCTGTAGTTCCTCTAATAGAAGGTGTCCAAGTACCTTCTTCATAATCGTTAAGTGAGTTAGCTTCTGCTGTGTCTCCGTTGAATGCGACACCATATTCAGATATACGTACTTTTTCTGAAAGACCAGAAACTCCAGTGCCTATAGCTGTGTTTTGAGCAGCAGCAAAACTAAATTGCATTCGGTCACCAAATAACTGAGCAAAACTTCTTTTACCACTAAAATTTGAGAAAGTTGATTGCGTAGTTCCACTACCCTGTTGTTTAACACCATAACCAAAGTACCAACCACCACTACTGTGATTTGTACCCATTGTTGCCAAATGATGGTCACCAGAATAATAATTTTGTAGTGTTAGAGACCCTGTAGTTTCAGAAGCTGACCCTGCCATTATTGAACCATTTCTGACATCTAATTGCACAAGAGGGTCATCAGTTCCTATACCTACTTTTTGGTCAGTATCAATAGTTACTGCTGCTGAATCATTTTGTAATAAAACAACTTTAGCATCAGATGTTGTTCCAAATACTGCACCATTTGCCCAAGAAGCATTACCTACAGAACCACCACCTGTACCCATAACAACAGTTGCTGCGGTGCTGTCAGAGTTTTGCAGATATATAGTGTTGTATTGGTCAGCTCCGTTTTGAGTGAGTTTTAGTATAGGGTAGCCTGATGCTGTCCTTGTAACGTGTAATGGCGCACTTGGACTTGTAGTTCCTATGCCTACGTTTCCATCGCCCAAAACAACAAATTTATAGCTTGAACCTGAGTAGGCACCGAGAGTTATAGTTCCGTCATGTTCTGACCCTGTTCTTACTAAAAGTCCATTATCGCTTTCGGTAGTGCCTGTGTTATAGAATCTTGAAAGCCATGTTGCTGAAGCATCTAGTTCAACTGACAATGGGTAAGAAGGACTCGCAGTTCCTATGCCAACTCTATTATTGGAAGCATCTACCACTAGCGTTGTTGTGTCCACAGTTAAACCTGCATCTAAAGTAGTAGCACCTGTCACATCAAACGTACCTGCTATGTCTATGTTGTTGGCTAATTTCGCAGAGGTTACTGCATTATCGGCTAATAGAGCAGTGGATATATTGCCATCAGCAATCTTAGCTGTGGTTACGTTGTCATCTACTATGGAAGCCGTTACTACTGCACTGGCAGCTAATTGGTCTGCTCCTACGGCATCATCTGCTATCTTAGCTTGTGTTACTTGGTCATTGGCTATATGGGCAGTATCAATAGAACCATCTACATAGTGTTCTGAATCTATGGCATCATCAGCTATCTTTGCCCCTGTTACTGCGTCTGCATTTATGGCTGCGGTTTCAACAGCGTTATTTGCCAACTCAGCAGCAACAATAGTTCCGTCTGCAAGTTTAGCTGCCGTTATAGAGCCATCTACTATTTGTTCTCCGTATACTTTAGTGTTTGCCATATTATTCTTCTTCTTTTAGTGTCTATTATGCGTCCTCTAATGTTTTGATTCTTGTTTCTAGTGCATCAATCTTATCATCAGCTTCTTGTAGTGCTTTGACTAATACTGCTGTTAAATGACCGTAACTTAAACCTTTAAAAGAAGTTAAAGTACCTTCAGGATTAGATTCAGATACTATTTCTGGGACAATTGATTCAACTTCTTGTGCAATAAAACCTATAGCATCTTCACTATTAGATTTCCATTTGAATTTTCTTGGTTTTAGTGATTTAACTGTGTCTAAACCATAAGTTAGGTCTGCTATATTTTTCTTTAGTGCTTCATCTGAGCCATCATTAAAACCACTTGCATCTATATATCCTACTCCTGTTCCTGCTCTTTCAAATACAAAATTTGCCCCACCTGAATTTTGATAAAATGCTGTTCCTACAGGTCTTAGGTTATTACTTGAGTTAGCACCAAATGCACCACCTTGACTTCCTAAATACAGTCTCATGTCACTAGAAGTCATGCCTAAATGAGCAGTTCCAGTAGAAGCAAATTCCATTACAATATCACCACTATCAGGTGCTGTTCCTCTTGCTCCTAATCTTATTATTTTAAACCTATCTGATACTATCCCAGTAGTCCAACTATGATCAGTTGTAGCTGCACCACCAACGTATTTTATCCAAGCATCTTTGGTGTTTGAAGCGTGTAAGTCATTACCCACTTCTATCAAATAACAATTTACATTTTCTCCAGAACTTCTAACTGTTAATGGCTCATCAGCATGGTCTGCACCTATTGCTAGCTTTCCACCATTAAAATATGAATCTCCATTAGTGCTAATTTTTACATCTGTATTTCCTGCTCCATCATTGAGATATAACATTCCGTTATTTCCGTCACCATCGCTACTTTCATATACTCCAAAAAGCATATCTGTATCTTCGGAATTATCTATTCTTATTGGATAAGTTCCCGCACCTGATGATTTAATGTGTAGTCTTTGAGCAGGACTCGTAGTTCCTATGCCTACATCTGTTCCTACAACAGACATAGCTACAGTTCCATTTCCTGTTCCTGTTCTAAAGGTCATGCTCTCACCATCTCCGTGAGCCCATAAATCTAAAATGCCATCAGAATCTAGGTTTATAATTCCAAGTTCAGAGCCGTTATTAAGTCTTATATGCTGACTTGTATTAGTAATATTCAAACCTGCGGTTGCATGAGAAGCTACACCGATACCTACACGACTGTTAAATTGTGCTGCGCCTGCATCTGACATATCAAGTGTAAGAGCAGTAATACCTGAACCATCATCTTCACCTTTGAATATAATGTCCTTATCATCAACCATAGATTTAATGACAAAATCACTGGAAGAATTTTCTAATCTACCAATATTAGTGCCACCATCTACAAAGATTATTTGACCACCATCAGCATCAAGTTCAATATTTCCACCTGCATCTATTCCAAAAGTTCCACCATCAGATATTGTAGAACCATTAATAGTTATATCGTCTACAGTAAGTGTTGTTAAAGTACCTAAACTTGTAATAGCTGATTGAGCAGCCCCAGTTACTGTAGCTGCTGTTCCAGTAGTATCTTGATTTAAAGTACCAACGACTAAATCTACAGTGCCATCGCCATCCTGATAAGTAGCAGTTATGCCTGTCTCAGTATTAGAGCTAAACATAGCCCCAACAATATCTTGCACTTCTTCGGAAGTAAGAGCGGCGACTGTAGAATCAGTACCCCAAGCTATATCCGTACCATCAGATTTTAATACTTGACCATTAGAACCAACTGCTAAAGCTGCAGGATTACCTGAAGAATCCCCATATATTATTTTACCTCTAGCAAGACCTGCCATTTTAGCCAAAGTAACTTGGTCATCTGCAATATTCGCTGTTAATACTGCGTCATCTGCTAAGACTCTTGATGTTATTTTAGTGTTTGCCATATTATCCCTCTAGAGTTTCTATTCTAGATTTTAAATCATCTATTATTGTTTGTTGTTCTTGGATAGCTTTTAACAACACAGGTATTGTTTCTGTATATTTGATTGAGTAATATTCTTCTTCCTCATCATCTTTTAACTTGGACTTATCTAATACTTGGTCAAACTTACCTACAAAATCTTGTGCTATAAAA